ACTTTAATATCTGAATCAGCAAATATCTTGTAGCCATAAACAAAAGTTGTTTGACTACCATCCCCCGAATAACTATTTTTTACTGTTGTGCTTGATACTGTCATAGTTAAAAACCTTTAAACTGTGTTGATGGTTTTGTAAATAAAAATTCTTGATTATACTCTCTTTTCATTCTTTGTTCCACTCTACTTAAACCACCCGGATTTACTGTCTCCATGATTTGATAACCTATTGTATAGTCGAAAGCCTGTTTAATGTAAAACAAATTTAAAAAAGGTATATTAGACATTACGGCTCTGTAAGCTGCTTTTGCTGCTTGACCACCTTCTCCTTTAGCACCATAAATAAGTGCTAGTAAAACATCTGTTGCTGTTAATGGAACTGGTCCTACAAGTCCAGAAAGAATTGATCCGGCATCTCTTTGTTCTTTAAATAAAACATCTCCGTAAATACCTAAACCACCACCTTGTAAAAAAGCTGCTAATATTGTTGATAATTTTTTTGGGTCTCTTCTTCCTTTTCCTCTTAAAAAATCTTTTGCTGTCATAGAAGCATAACCTAAAAATCCAGACGTAATTATTAAAGCACTTAAACCTCTAATACCTCTACCTATATCTCCTTTGTTACGACCTTTAAAATAATCCATATCTCTACCTACAACTTTTTGTACAATAGATATTGGAAATGCTTTAAATTGACCTACAAATCTTATTGCTTCTCCCCATGTTGTTCCAGCTAAAGCTCCTTGTGTCATTGTTCCTTTTACTCTAGCATCGGGTTCTATTACTGCATAAATTGATCTATCTAATAATATACCAGATACAGAATTTTTAAATTTTTCTTTTTCAATTCTTAATTGTCTTGCAGTTAAATTATCTACACCTCTTATTTTTTTAATATCAGCATCAGACATTTGATCTAACAAAGCAATGTTAATAAATTCTTTACCATCATCTGCTTGTTCCATGGCAGTTTTTCTAATTACATCCCATTTAGTTGCATCAATATCATATAGTTTAAACAAATTTTGTAATTTGTAATTTAATTTACCAAATTCTAAATTTTTTTGTTTTGCAAAATAATTAGCTAAACCTAACATTGACCCTTCTTTTAAAGTGTTAGTCCACCAAGAAAGTAAATTGTATTTAAAAAAAGTTCTTTGTGTTCTAGTCCAACCTTTACTTAAGTTATCTCCTACTTGATTTCTAGCAGACATATCATAAATAGTACTATCCGCTACAAATCCTAATGCTTCAGCTATTTCTTTTTTTCTTTTTGTATTTTTAATTCTTCCTAAACTTGCTAGAGCTTCACCCATACCACCTAAATATGATCTACCTTGGTAATTTAATTCTGAACCATAAATACCTACATCTGCCATTGCAGAAATTGTTGCACCACCTAGTTTTGCCATTGATGCTATAGACCTTGCTATTGCAGAGTATTTTGCTACACCAAAATTTTCTACAGTATATATTGAACCATCCACTACTTTCATCCATTTAGCAAATGGTCTATATGATTTAGTGCTACCAGATTCTTTACCTGCATCTGTTTGTCTTTTATGTACTGTTTCTAATATTCTTTTAAAATTTTGCTCTGGTGTAGTACCTAATGTATCTAATATTCCAATGTTTCTTCCAGCTGTTTGTAGTCCAGAAAAATATGATTCTTTTAAATTACCTGCACCAAATTTTTGATTATAATCAAACCAATCATTTGCAGTTTTAAAATGTAATATTCTTTTAGGAGCTGAACCTTTGGCTACATCTTTTGATCTTGAACCATAAGCACTAGCTACACCATCTGCTATTTGATATTTGTTACCTACCAAGGTACTATAAATTTGTTGTAAAAATTCATCCGCATTATCTGTATTCGCAAATGTTCTGTCTGCATCTAATTTTTGACTTACATAATCTTTCCATGCTTTATAATTTTTAGCATAATTAATGTCTTGTTTTGTTTTTAAAGTAGTATCAATTTCAATTTCATTTAATTTTAAACCTAAAACTTTTGCAGCATCTCTAACAGTATAAGGGTCATGTGATTGTTTAACAATGTAACCCCATATTCTAGGAATATTTGCACCTCTGTCATTTAACTTTTGTCTTACCATTTCAGAGTACTCTTCCATAATTTCAGCAATTTTAATAATAGTAGGATTTTTTTCTGTAATAGGTGGCTTAAGTCCTGCTTGTTCTTCTATTGCTGTTTTTTGTGCAGAGAGTTCTGCAATAGTATTAGTAACTCTTCTTTGAGTTTCTATTTCATCTATACCTTCTAATCCTTTGTCAAAAAATTCATCAACTTTTGCTAATCTTAATTTAGTATTGAATCCAGCAATAAGTTGATTAACAGTAGCATTTTGTTGCACAGATACTGAAGCTCTTGAAGCTGCAACTCTTTCATTAGAACCTACCATAATAGAAATTAAACCTTCTTGTGGATTATCAGGAAATTCTTTTAAAACAAACTCTGTATATTTTCTTACTTTAATTTCATTTTCTAAAGCATTTCTTTTATTTATTTTTTTTTGTAATTTAATTTGTTCTGAAACTTCTTTAGATACTTTATCAACATTAATCTCATCAAGACTAGAAAGTTTTTTTTCTGCAATAGCTTCTTTAATTAATCCTACAATTTCTTCTTTTTTAGTTCCAGCAATAGAAGATTTCTTTAATAAATTTTCTACTCGTATTAAACATTTGTCTGCCATAATTACCTTCCGTTTCTACAGTTAATAAAATCAGTAACGACTTCATCTAATTCTTTAGATTTTGTATTAACTTCGTCTAGTTCTTCTGTAGCCTTTTTTACCTCTACATCATCTGCAAATTTAATTTTTAATGGTTCTTGAGTTACTTTAAGTGTATCTAGTTGTGAAGATAATAAATCTATTTCTGAATCTTTTTGTATCGGTGTTTTATTCTCAACAGTTTTTTCTACAGTATTTAATTCTACTTCATCAAATGAAGGTTTAGGTCTAGCTGTAATTTCTGGTGTAGGTGAACTGTCTTTAGCAGTTCTTAAAACAGGATCAGAATTAACAATAGCAGATGTGTCTACCGGTCTGTCTGAATATAAATCTCCAAGAGATTTTTTTAACAATAGTTGTCTTGTTCTTGGGTCTGTTTTTTCTAACTTTAACATTAAGTCTCCATTTTCTGGAAAATACTCTTTATATAAATTTAATTCTGGTTCGACTTCATCTGATCTAATATTTAAATCTTTTCTACCTTGTTTAACTTTTTCTCTAAATTTATTAAATTTTCTTGCAGTATTTATATCTCTAATTTTACCAACACCTACATGAAGTCCACCACCTAAAATAGAACCAAAAGTAATATTCATAAAACTGTCTCTTAAATCATAATCAGCTTGAACTCTTTGTGCTGTAGAATAAACAATAGGTTCTACTAATGCTGCACCAAAAGCACCTTCTGTTACACCTCTTGCTAATCTTGCTGTTCTCAAACTACTTCTAGCAACAAGTCTGGCAAAATTACCTTGTCCAACAATAGGAATAAAAGATGCACCTATATTAACAAAGTCTGCCATACTTACCGCTAAACCTGTTCCAAATTTTGCAGCACCTACATAAAAACCTTTACTTAAAGGATTCCATGATCCTTCTGGTCCTCTCGAAATTATTGATTGTCTTGATCTTTCTTCTTTTTTTTCATTAACCATAATATCAACAACTGATTGGTATTCATCTTCTTCAAAATATAAACCTAAATCAGAATATTCTTTGTTTAATTGTTTTCTATCAACACGATCTATATTGTTTATTGAAGATTCTCTTTGAGCAGATAAAATACTACGATAAGTTCCTATAGATGACATAGGATTAAAGTTCCAGTTTTCTCCAGCAACTGCACCTAAGGTTTGTCCTAAAGTTGTATTATATCTATCATACCCATTTTGTTGAGCTGTAGTATCTGTTTCTAATGCAAAACCTAATGCTGCCATATTATTATATCGTGCCTTCTTTTCTTAAAAGATTAGCAACTGTTTCCATATTTTTTCTAATTCCTCTTCTTTTTCTTTTTGCTGCATCTTTATATTCTTGATTGTTTAAAAATTCTTTAGCAGCTTCATCATATTTACCTTCGTTTATTAATTTTATTGTTTTTGGAGATTGTCCAACTGAACCTCTGTAGTATTCTCCAAATAATGCAATTTGTAAATTTTCTGAAAGATTACTAAAGGTAGGTATTTTGTTTTGAATTTCTGTTAATCTAATATTAATATCTTCTTGTAAATTTTCTTGTGCTTGTTCTAAAGTAATTTTATCACCTGCTTTAATATTTGCATTATTTCTACCATATCCTATAGTTAAAAATTCTTCATCTGCAAATGCTTGTGTGGCTTCTAAAAATGGTTTTCCTTCTTGAGAAATAATTTTATTTACAAATTTATTTATTGGAGCTAAAGTTACACTTTGAACTGGTAACACGTCATTACCAGAAACATATCTTAATCTATCATCTATAGCTAAAGAAGCAGAACTATCCTCTTCTGGTACTGGTTTTTTAAGTTGCATATCCATTTGAAGATCAGTTCCCGGAAGTGTGTAGTCTCCAAAAGAATCAATTTTAAATTGTAAAAATTCTTCGTTTGCATTTTGTATGGGAGCAAAACCACCATCTGCTAAAATAATTCCATAAATTAAACTATCTCCATCAGCAGTATTTCTCCACTCACCTTCTTTTAAATTAATATTAAATTGTTCTACAATATCTTCATTGATGGTTTCTTCTTTTGTTGAACCAAAAGGTACTGCGTTCCATTCTTTTAAATAGTGATCTTTAATTACAGTAGCTTTATCAATAACTGCATCAACTTGATTTTGATTTAATTTTTTTCCACCTAGTATTGTTGGTACATAATATGATCCTTCAATTTGAAAACTATCTTCAATTAAAGCTATAGCTTTTTTTCTAGCTACTCTTTCAGAACTACCATTAACAAACATATCATTTAAAGTGTAGTAACTTAAAGTTTCAACAATGTTATCCATTTTTTCTGCTGCTACAGAACTATTTTCTCCACCATTAAGAGCAATAATATTTTCAAAATTTTTAATATTTTTATTACCTCTAATATCATTTCTTAAGGTATTAAAATTAAAAGAAGTATCATTATCTTTACCAAATGTTTTTAATCTTTTTTTTTCTTCATCATCATCAAAACTTAAAAATATTTTAGTAATATTTGGATTGTTAAAATAAGAAGATAGTTCAGCAGTAGTAGGTAAACCAGCTGTTAATAGTTGTCTCATAGCTGCCGAATTGTTGTCTCCAAATTGAGCATCTAATGTTTGTAACATTGCAACTCTCATATTTTGATCTGAATTTTGATATGTATTAACCCAATTTTCTGCTTGGTCTACTGGCATAACTTTTACATTATAAGATGGTACACCTAATCTTATTTGCTCTTCAATTAGTCTATTAGCTAAATCGTTTTGCATTTGATTAACTAACTCTGGATTAGTTTCGTTAGCTATTTCTTGTGCAAAATTTTTAATCGTATCATTAGTTTTTAATATAAAAGAAGGAGCATCTTCTATCAAAGCATCTTCTCTTGTTTTTACAATCTCACTATAATATTTTTTTTTATTTTGACCTGTAATAAAATCTATTGTTCCGGCTTTAACTTGTGCATCAATTTCATTTTCAATATTTTGGAAAGATAGTGTAACATCTTTATTAGGAACAGAATTTAAAGTTTCAGTATTTAGAATTGTTTTATCTATAACTTTTAATTGATTGTTCATTTGAACTATAACACTTTGTGGTAATATTTTTTTAGCAAATGCTAAATCAAAAGGTACAGGTTCTTTACCTAAAGCTGCTGCTTCAACATAATTTTTCCATTCTTCTTGAACTTCTGGTAAAAGAACACCTTTTGCATTTTTAATTAATTTTTGTCTTTGATCTATAGGAATATTAGAATATAATTTACTGTTTGGATTATTTAATTCAGTAAAAGCTAATCTAGGATTATCACCTATATCTTTATTAGCTTGGAAAGATTCAATAGTTCCGGGAATAGAATTAATAATTTTATTTAATTCTGGAGCTGGTATCTTACCAGTAAAAGCATCTGTATATAAATTAGTTAAATCAGTTTGTAATACACCATAATCAAATTCATTGTTATCTCCTAATATAGCTTGAGATAATAAATGATTTTCTTTTTGATCTACTTGATTATTTAATTGTGTAAATACATTTTTATCTATTTGTTTTTCAACTCTAAAGATTCCTTTTTGTACTTCTCCTAGAGCATTGTTTTGAAATAAAGTTTGACTAGCATTATTAGTTGCTTGATTTTTATATTTGTTAATTAAAGAATTAGATTGTTCTTTGTAGTAAGCATTAGCAGCTTCTTTGTTTACTCCTAATACACTATCATTAGCAATCGTTTCATTAACTGTTTGCATATCTCTAATAAATTCATTTTCTAATGTAAGTGCTTCAGTTCTATTCTGGGTATCGTTTGCTTGAATGGCTTTTTTTACAACCATATTAGTTAAAGGAGATAAAGNACCGGCAACAGTTTGAGATAAAGGAACTTGTAAATTAGACTTAACACTTCCAACTTCTGCTGTAGGTCTTGCTTGAGATGTGAATGTAGGTATTTTTGGCATTTTTATGTAGTTCCTGTTGGTTTGTTGTATATACTGTTTGGAGCATATATTTGTAATAAACTGCTACCAGCTTTAGCAGCAGTTTGTATATTGGCTATACGAGCTTCTCTTCTCGCCATTTGTCCTTGTATTCTTGAAAATTGTGCTTGTTCCATTTTTTTAGCAATACCTACATCTGCATTATATCTTGTAATTTTTTTTTCCATTTCTGCTTCTAACGCATTAGCTTCTGTAACTCTTGCTCCAGAACCGCTAGTGATGTCAACACCAGATTTTGCTAAAGCAACTTCTACTGTACCTACTGATTGTCTAAATCTTTGGTCAAATCTTGCAATGTCAAAGTCAGCTTGTTTATCAATTTGTCCTGCTTCTTGTTCTGCAATAGTTGCATTTCTATCTGCTACTCTTTGATTGTATTTAGCAAGAGCCTTTTGTTGCTTTATTTGTATAAGTGATGTTCCTATTGTAAATGCTGCTGCTGCTGTTTGACCCATTAAAATATCCTCGCATACATATATTGGTCTGATCCGTCAAATCCCCATTTTCTCATTAAACCTTCTCTTTCTAAACCTAACCACTCTGCAAATCTAATGC